TATTGGCCGTGCTAGCTAGACAGAGGACCCATTGACTGTGCGCTGTGCAGGAACACTGCAATTTTCCATAACACCACACCTAATAAGTTGTTTCTACAAAGAAGCACCGTGCACAATGTTTCCATGAAGAAACAACCTTTCGATTGTTTCAACTAATTTCCAACAATGTCAAACAACGTAGACAACAAAAAAGGCGGGACCAAAATCCCGCCTTCTTTTAGAGGTAAGCTAGTTACCTTTAATTGAAAGCGGCAGTGCCGAGGACAGCATAAGCTGTCGCAACCATAGCACGCGATGGAGTACCAAGGCGGTACTTCTGCGTGACACGTCCACGGCTATCTTTATGAGAATTCAAGTAGATAGCATGACCCTGTTCACGAAGCTGACGAACAACCTCATGTGGATTGCCAACACTGTAACGTGAAGCAATTTGCTTAGCAGTGAGTTCAGCGCCAGTTTGGAAAGCGGCGAGAACGGTAGCAGTCTGTGTCATTATAAAACCTCTCTTTAAATGTTAGCCTATTTAGCTAGTATAACGTAGAAGTTGACAAAAATCAACAATAAATGTCAACTATTTTTTCGTTCATATCCACAACACGAACACGTGAATTAGGATATGAGTTTCTGACAGATTTTACAATCGTCAGGATATTGGTAGGCTGATCACTGGTATATTGCGCAGTGATCCACCAACCAGTGGGAGTTTGATATTGAACCTTGACTTGACTCATCATCCTCTCCGCATTCTAGCGATATCCTCAGCATCTTGTTTCGCAAACACAGGAACCATATTGGACTTGTGCATGGTAGCGATACCAAGCAGCTTACGTTCACCGCTATACACCTTCGGCTCTGGCTTACCACATACGCCACTGGCCATTCCAGTCTTCGCGAATGCAGAACGATCCACAACCATACTCTTAGTATACTCTTCCTTGCGTAATTTGTCAAGCACTTTTTTGTCTGACTTCATACCTTTTGTCATTGACAGGACCCAAGCCTCGTGATCGGCACGAGATTGAGCAGCACGCTTGTTGTTGCTCGGCTTGCGTTTACGTGTGCTTGTCGTTGTGACAAACGCTGGCAAAAGATGCATAGTCATTATTCGCACTCAAGCTTGGAAAGCAAATCTTCGAGCCACTCTTCTTCGTTGGCAAGACGACAATCAATACCAAGATCGAATTCATCGATGGCTTTGATAGCCATGGAACGTCGAACTTCATCGAGGCGATTGCTGATAATTCGTGCGAAATTACTCATGGCATCTCTCCCATCTCTACCGAAACAATATTCAAAAGAATCATCTCAGCTGAACAAAAGTCATACGCAGCCTTTGCCAGCTTCTTGCTAACGTACTGTCTACGTTTGGTAGTTCCATCTTGGAACTGAATCTGATAGAAATAATTGCCCATCAGCGCAGCTCCATCGAAGTGTCATACCAGTTGTCAGTTTCCCAGCGTCCATCGGCGTCACAATCAAGAGCCGAACGGTGCTCACCGAAGAAGTTGTAGTACTCCTCATCGGTCATCAGCTCTTCACAGTACACCCACAGGTCACCGTCCTGCCACAAACGCCACACCTTACCATTGTGCGTAGCGGTAGCATTCTGAAGAACTGAATCCCAAGCTTCCCAATAATGCTCATGATCGGGACCAGCTTTGAGAATTTCCATATCCTCTGCGCTCACATTATCCATATCTTCGTGATACAGAGCGAAGTCGCGAGGAATGTAGATGCCACGATTGTCAGAGACAAGAAGTTCGATACCAGACATTAGCGGACCTCCAGGTAGTGAGCCACACCGAAACCGATGAGCATCAAAACGAAAAGAACGGTGAACGGGGCATAAACCAAAGCGATATCAAAGCTAGACATTTTCAGTTCCTTTCCAACGTAGACCAATTGTACCGCAGTTAGGGAATTAAGTCAAGCCCTGATTTTGAAAGCGAAGACAGGTACGAACCAGATAGTCTGAAGCCTGACGGTCCACGAGAGCGGTAGCCAGAAGCGAATCTCGGGAAGCTTGAACTAAACGGGAGATGTGCTCCAGTACGCAGATCAGAGTGTAGCCATCCAGATCGGGGTGACGAGAGAGGAACTCGGGGACGAGACGGGGATTGTGTCGGGTCATTCGGTACTCCTTTCAGCTTCTATAATCGATTCTACCGCAGCTAGGGAATTAAATCAACACCTCATTTGATATATTTGCGCTTCCGAAGTCCGCGAGCCACGTCTGGCTTGACGTTGGCAATGAGTCCACCTTTAGCCTTGAACTCAGCAATAAGGCGATCGGTCTCGGTGGCTTGGGCAGTTTTCGACGCAGAAGGCTTCAGCATTTTCATCTCCATTCCAACTGTTCTTATTGTACCACGGCTAGGGAATTAAGTCAACACCTATTTTCAGGTGATGATCGTCCTCCAGCCCGAGATCGGAGAGAAGCTCATTAGCCCGCACTCGGCGTTCGGCTTATAGAGCTGGAGAGTCGCCTCGAACCCAGCCTTCTCCACCGCCCGAATGGCTTCTACGAGGCTCTCTCCTCGGTAGACAGGCGTTCCAAAATTCGTGAGGATTGCTACAAACATTGCTCAGCTCCAGTTAGTAGATGGCATCTGCAGGAGCGCCGAGGACACGACGCTCGATCACGGGATAGCCCCCAGTGGGGTAGGCTTCGAAGGCGAGACGAGCCTCCTCCTCGGTCTCGTAGACGCCGAGGCACTCACATCCTTCGTATTCGTAGCCAACCAAGAGAACATATACGACCATTGTTAAGCTCCTGTTAATCCTGATTCTCAAAAGCGCGAATGTCAGCGGGAGTGGTATAGGGATCGGTATTGCGACGAATAAGCTCATCGATCATACCGTCGATCATCTCCTGGTACTCGAGCGGCTCAATTCCAGCGTCTCTGGACTTGCGAGCGAAACGGATAGCCTTTCGGATGGCTGTGTCGGTCATTGAGTTATACATTGCTCAGCTCCAGTGTTGGGATTAGGCGTAGGCTGCGAAACGCAGACCACCAACAGTCATCTCAATGAGGTACCGATCGTACTCGACGAGCGGATCAGAGTCGGGATAATCACGGACAAAAATCTCTGCCTCAAGGTAGGTGGGGAAAGAAGCCAGTGCATCGGGAAGCTCGTCAGAGCCATAGAACGAACCGTAGACGGTGAAAGCTTTAGGGAAGGCAGTCATTGTCAAGCTCCAGTCAGTGGGGGCGAACCCCGTTTCATCAACCTATAATCGATTCTACCGCACTTCTCGAATTAAAACAACAAAAAAGATGAAGGGGAAGCAATTTTTTTGCTCCCCCTAAGTTATTGATTTTATTCGGTTTCAGGTTCAGAAACTTCAACTTGGCTTTCCCAAGCCCGAATTAGGTTTTCATAGTTGAATTCATAGGGGAGATTAAGCGCCCTAAGCCCCTGAATATATTCGATTTTCTCGGGGACGCTTTTAAGGCTTTTAAAGCTTTCAAAAATATAAGCGAGGTCCATTTTTTTCACCCTTCAGTTTCATTTCCTACTTTCCGATTGTACCCCAATTCGGTTAATTAGGCAACATCTTTTTGAAAGTCGAGCTCTAGCTCGTTCTCTTCCTCCATCACCTCAACGATAAACTCATAGAGAGCCTCCTTGAGCAGAGCTTTCGCTGGTTGATAGCGTGACTCTCTGATGGCTTCGACCTGACGATAATTGCAGAACTTCTCTTCCTGCCACATATCGTCTCGGGCATCAATCATCTCTTCGATTGATTCGATGAATTTCTCAATGTTCTCTTTGTGACGTTTGAACTTTTTCATCTAAAGGATCCTCTTTGCGACTCAAATCATCGACAATGATGTATTTTGCATCAGTGTCAATTTCTCCGAAAGCTTCTAAAATTTTTCGAGCTTCAATGAGTCGCTGGATAGATAGACGAATCGTCTTCTGCGACACCTCATCATTATGACCGTCTTCAAGATCAGAAATGACCGACTCAAGATTCGAATCAATCGAGTAATCGATCAAAACCTTGTCGCCATTGCTGAGGGTTTCTTTTCCGAAGGGAGGAAACAGAAGCTGAGAGATTTCCTCGAGCTTCTGTTCTGCTGTGGTTTTTGGTTTTCGCTTCATCACTTTAAACATATTAAACATTGCGACTCCAATTATGTCTTTTTACGACCGATATTATATTTTGCTACAAGCTCCCATTCATTCTTCTCTTTATGCGGTAGAATCTTCACCTGACTGAGAGGAGCGAATGGATCTTTGGGCATATCAACAACTTTGATAAGACCCCATTCTTCTAACAACTTTGCGATGGTATTACGGCGACCGATATCCTCATCGGAGAACGTAGCTGTCTTACCATCAAGAAGGAACAATTCCTTGAAATGGACGATATAGTATTTGCCTTGTTTGTGAAGGATATGACAAGACTGATATAACTTTTTATCTTTGCGAGAAGCAACACCGATTCGAGTCAGAGTTTCTTTAATCTTTAAAAAATCTTCTTCTTCAGCGATTTTCACCTCAAGCAGCGAATCTACAATAGCCATAGTTAACCACCTTTTTCTTCTTTTTCTACAATAATATCGAGTTGGTTCTTGGTAAGAACCTTAAGAGCCTCTCGTGCTTTCTTGTAGTTATATTTATAATGTTTCTGAAGTAAGGCGATTAGCTTCTGTTCCTTCTCCCAAAGCTTCTCTTGTTTTCTATCGTCGTCTGTCTTACGCTTACCATAACGCTTCTGCTTGCGAATGGAATAATAGAGCCAGTGGTAATGCATCTTATCGGAGATATGATGATTGATGTTCATAATGTTGGCGTATACGCAGGTGTCTCGATTGTTAGAAAGAGAGCTGAGAGTGCGCCACTTGTTATACTTGAACTCTTGTTCATCATCGATATTGATGAGAGGACCAGCATTAACGCTGTTCTCCCAGCGCCAGTCATATAGCGCCTTAACCTTTACTTCTTCGACTGGTTCTTCGACTCGAGGTTGGAGTGTGACATCCAACATCAGATATACTCAAGCTCAGTCATAGCCTCGACGCAGAACGAAACAAAGTTGATCTCATGGTTCGCTGCAAACGCATGCTGATACTGATACTTCGCCAACAGCAAAACAAGATGTGGAATACTGAGAGGCTTCACGAGTTCGCTGGAGATCTCATAAAACTCAGTATACAAATCAACAGAGTCTACGTCAGCATTGTTCTTAGCCCACTTACGCAGCTCGGTAAATTCTTTGTTCTTGAGAAACTTTACCAGCTCCTTGATAGAAGCTTGCTGCATATTAGCAAGAATGCCAGAGTCAATAGCGCCACTAGCTGAATAACGCTGCAGCTCATTAAGAACACGACGCCAATCTGGGAAGTGCTTGTTGATAACTTCAGCAACAACTGCCTTGTCATACTTGACGTTTTCTGTTTCAAGAATAGACATCACTCGCTTCATAAACTGCATAGCGAGTTTGGCCATATCCTTCTTGCTGATCTTGAAGTCGATCACAGAGCAACGAGAATGGAGCGGCTCAATGATTCGATTCTTGAAGTTACAAGTTAGGATAAAGCCACAGTTAGATGAATACTCTTCGATAAAGTTACGAAGAGCTGGTTGAGTTGCGGCGCTAAGATAGTCAGCCTCATCTAGAATAACATACTTACGACCACCGTTGAAAGAAACAGTTGATGCGAAATTGAAGACGTCATTTCGCAATGTGTCAATGCCACCATTCATCGAACCGTTGATGATAATATAATCACATCCAAGCTGTTCAAGCATAGCTCTGGCTACTGTCGTTTTACCAACGCCAGCAGAACCAGACAGCAGAAGATTTGGGATGTTCTTTTGATCGACGAACTGTTGAAACACTGCCTTCAACTCAACAGGCAAAATGGTTTCTTCGATGGTCTTAGGGCGATACTTCTCGACCCAGAGGAATTCTTCGCTCATGTTTATCACTCCAGCATAATAAAAAAAGTGGGAGAAGCATTATAGCCTCTCCCAAGTTGCAAGTCAACTCAGAATGATGACTTTGCTTCAACCGAAATCCAATATTCGATATTGTCGCCCTTGAAGTGGGAAATACCCTTGGCACAAATATCGATATCGTAATCACCTGGAATGATCTTAGAAATGTTCTCAGACTTGAACACTGCACGGAAGCTACGATCTGTTTCACCAATGTCGATGGAGAAAGTGTCACCATTGATGCCCTTGGAATCAATAGCCTGAAGCTTTACCTTGCCATCTTCGCCAGTAACTGCGATCTCAGGCAAACCAAGAATGCCAAGATGACGCTCAACAATCTTCAATGCAGCTGAAGTGATACGGCAAGATGCATCAATTGTTGGAAGCTTGACAGACTCTGGTGGCTTCTTAATTGTAGCTTCGTCGCCATACTTAATAGCCGACTGTCCATCCTTGGTCAAGATCACAACCTTGTCATTAGTAAAGCTAACTTCTGCTTCGCTATTAACGCTGTTGATAAACCGACCAAGATAAGAAAGAGCGAAACGACGCTCAAAGTTATCTGGGATAGTCGCCTTAGCCAACACCGACTTTTGAGGAGACATAGTCTTGAGGACGTTGCCTTCTTCGATGATGATTGAAGGATTTACCGTGGCAAAATTCTTCAAAATGGCGAGTGTTTGTTCACTGATTTTCATTACGCATTTCCTTTCACAATTTCCATAATTTGAATAGGTGTTTCTTTGCAAGACATAATCTTGCCATTCTTAAGAACCAACGCAGTCACATTGGGACGGTCATCGTTCATAGTCAAGATCAAAGACTGTGGTCTGTTGTATCTTTCCATAACAACAATTTCCGATGGATCAATCCAGAAATCATAGTTGGGATCTGGATGGGTCAACTGAATCATCATATAAATTTACCTCACTTCTTCTTTTTAAGAACGCCAGCATCTGCTGTCGCTGATACACCAATCGATGCTAAGTCTGCGAGAGACCCACCAAAGATATAGCTGCCTACATGCTGAAGCTTCATCCAAGGACAGAACCAAGTACGAATCTCAGCTTCCTGCGCCTTCTGACAGAACCAATAATCTTCTGACAGGTAACGCTTAGACTTTGGATCAACCTCAGCCTGGAAATACATCATAATCTCGCGCGAGCCATCGAAGTGCTCAGTGCGTACATGATCTGGCTTGTAAAGATATTCTGGGAACTTCTCATTGAACTTAGTCAATGCGTCACGATGAATCATCATGAAACCAGTACCAATTTCGAGAACCTCAACTGGCTCATCGATCTTGATCTCAGTTTGTCCACCCTAGATCGGAAGA